AGAATGAACCGAAAAAAGAGGGAGAAACTTTCGTAAGTTATAAAATTAGAATTGCCAAAAAGTACAACACAACAGTCGGCAATATTGGATCAAAATACCACCGCCACGTTACGGCAAAAAATCGACCTAAAAAGTTTGATGAATCAATTCCTGTCGCACATCACTTACCTGTTTCGGACACAAAAGAAAAAACGATAGTTGATATTGAGGGCAAAAAAGTGTTGATGTTATTTGATCCTCACATTCCATATCATGATATTAAAGCTTTGCATCTAGCTATTGACCATGGAGTTAAAAATGGATGCGACACCGTGTTATTGGGTGGCGACTTTATCGATTGTTATGAAATTAGTAGTTTTGAAAAGGATAAAACTAAGCGTTCGTTTAAATCCGAATTGCAACTAACGAAACAATTCTTTTCGTTTCTACGTTTTAAATTTCCGAAAGCCAGGATATATGCAAAAATGGGAAACCATGAGGAACGCTACGAAAGATACATCCGCAAAAATGCAAGTGCATTGGATGGGATTGAGGATTTTGAATTGGGCAATTTATTAGACTTCGATAAATTTGGAATCGACATAATACACGGTAAGCAATTAGCTAGGATTAACTCATTGGCGGTTGTTCATGGACACGAATTTGGTAAGTCAACCTTTTCTCCAGTAAACGTGGCGCGAGGTCTTTACATGAGGGCAAAATCGTCGGCAATTTGTGGGCATTCTCACCAAACATCGGAACACACCGAAAAGGATATCAACGGCAAATTGACAACGTGTTGGAGCGTTGGATGTTTAAGCGAATTAAATCCCGAATATGCTCCATTCGCAAAATATAATCATGGTTTTGCTATTGTAACCAAACGAGGAAAAGACGGTTTTAACGTCCAAAATTTTCGCATCCACGAAGGGCAAATTTTATAATTTTGCTCATGCTTATTATTCCCGTCAAAACATACCAAAACGATGTCTTATGACTGATTTAACCATCAAAGTAAAGTATAGGATTGGTGACGTGGTGTATTCCCGCTCCGATAATGAGGGGCGTGTTAGATTTGTTACTGGATATATTATCCGAAAAGGTGTCGTAATTTATATTATATCTTTGGACGGAATGGAAACATTTTACTACGACTTCGAATTATTGGGAGAAAACGAACAGTTATTAGGATTGAACTAATCAAATAAAAAACATGAAAAATATTATTTTCCTTTGTGCAATAATTGCACTTTCGAGTTGCGGAAAAATAAAAAAGATAACGCAAACAAATGACACCTATTCAAAAGATAAGGTTGAAACGGAAACAAGTGAGTCCATAACGATTAAAGAAACGATTGATACCACGGTTATACTCAAGCCTATTGACATCGACGTTACAAATAACCTAATTGATTTAATCGACACCAGTAAGATTGTAATTGATACGGACGAACTAGAGGTAAAGTTATCGGTTGACAAATCCACAAACAAAGTAAAGACATTCGCACGGATCAAACAACGAACTATACCTATCCAAAAGACGAAAGAAACCTACATTGAAAGGTCAAGTGAGATTGATTTGGTGCAAATAAAAAAGGATAATAGCGAAAGGCAAGAAACCGAGAAACCAAAATCAACTACCTCATTGACGTGGTGGGTTATCATTGCCCTAATCATTGCGGGTGCGTTCACCTTGTTTAGGGTTATGCCATTTCGAATCACAAGATTATAAAAAAAAACCCCCACAATTACGCGGGGGTTTATCCTTGTCGGGATTTCTAACCTTACTTATCAAAAGGCGACTGCATTACCTTGCCAGTCTTTAAATTCAAATAACTATGAAATCGTTCGTAGTGTCCATTTGGTGTCCCATTTGGTGCGCTGACCTCAATGTGAAATCCTAGCACCGCATTTTCTTTCGTCAAATCAAAATCAAATACAAAAGACTTTGCCTCGGTTTCCGTTTCAAACCATTGCGCCTTACATTCGCCACCGTCACCCATAGAGGCCGCGTCACTTACTTGTTGCGCGGGGACAGGACAGTTGTTGTAAGCAATCATTTCGATGTCGTAATCGTAAAGTGATTTTACACCCGTGTTGCTAATCATATTTTTAAAGTCAACTAGGTCAGCTCTCATGCCATTGATGTACGCGCTAAAATCAGTTGGACTTTCAATAACGGGAAAAATACTTGTGATGTATGTTGATGGGTCACGCTCTTCGCAAACCCAATAGTCCGCTTCTTGGGCCTCAACGGTTTCAACAGTCGCGTTCAAATGACCCGCAATTTGTTCCTTTGTGAAAGGTGTTAGTTCGCCATTAACCGAATAATATTGAACGGGTACATTATCCGATTGCATCACTATCCATTTGCCGTCCTGGTTAAATATTTTCACATTAATCTCAATGTTCTCATAAACAATCATATCGGACGCGGTGTAATTGTCATAAAATTTGGTAAAGAGAAATTCATTGGCAACCTTTCCTTTGTAGTCGAAACCATACTCCCAAATTAAATCCTTTACATAGTTCAAAATGTAAACACCAAAACGCTCCGTTCTTTGGATTGGTGTAAACTTAGTGACGTATCGGTAAAACGTCGGTACTGGCACACTTGACCTAGGCTTTCCCGCAAACGCCGCCGCGCGTAAGTCGGCTTTGTATTTATCATTAATTGCTTTTTGTTCGGCCGCGCTAACTCTTACAAGTTGTTTTACCGCCGTGTAACTGCCTGTGATTTTCGTGTGGGCAACCACGTTTTTTAGCGCGTCAAATACCTCGGTTGGTATTCCAATCATTTGCGCCGTTAATTGTTCTTTCATATTGGTGGATTAAATTATTTACTACCTAGCAAAACATAATTGCCTCTATTGGGCTTTAAATCAAAATAAGCTCTCATCATCATGCTATCCGCGATGTCGGGACTAAAGCCGTGAATCCTTTTGATTTCCTCTTTTGGTGTCACGCGGTTCTTTGAATCCGCATCCGACCGATACCTCTTTATTGTTTCCAACTCTTTGATTATTCGCTCTTTATTCGACGCGGCTAATATAGTCAACTTTCCGTTTTCGATTACCTCGGCCAACTTATAATAACACTCCGTTTTAAGGTTAACATACTTATCGGCGTGAACGGCTTTTGATCCATTCATAAAACCACGGGCCTTAGTGATGTCCACCGCCCCACCGCCAACGCCATCTTCGTCCAGGAGTACATTGGACAACCTTACGTTATACTGTTTAACCAAATCTTGTATTTTCGTGCTAGTGTCCACTAGGCTACTTCGAACAAGTTCAATCATATCAACGATAGTCCATCCATTCCAAACAATTAAAATGGTTTTGTCGCGCCCAAAACGGGCAATATCACCAGTAATATAGAATACCCCATCCCCGATAATCTCATTGCGAAACATTTGATTAAGATTAAAGGTGTTAAAGAGTTTGTCACTATCGTCGTCGAACTCCCAATTGCCCTCATAAAGGCGTTTGCGGTCGTATTCGGGCAATCGTTGTAATGCCTCTAAATACGACGGCGGTAGTTCGGGGTTATCCGTGGGCAATGCTTGAACAAATGCGCGGTGCAATGGCAACTCATCGTTCTTGTTTTTTAAATAAAACTCATTATAAATCCATCCTTTGGACGGGTTACACGTCATCAATCCTTTTGGCTTTAGTTGATATTCGTTCAATTTGAAACGGCAACGACTGTGGACAATACTAACCGCCTTTTCACTAATTTCGGAAACCTCGTCTAGGAAATAGTCTGTAATCTCAAGGCTCCCCAAATCCTCGAAATTCGGATCGGAGGGGTAACTAAACAAGTCCATTAAATAAATCTCGCTCTTATTAAAAAAAGTGATAGTGTTGGATTGCATATTAATAGTGTAATGCTTTCCAACTTTTAAATCGAGATACTCAGCAACTTCAAAAAATGTTTTAAGAGTTGTTTTTTTAAGTGTGTCTAGTTTACTTCGACCAATTAGCGAACGTGTGCCTGGATATTTTAACCGTCTAAGAATTTGCCACGTACACCCAAGGCGTGTTTTCCCCGATCCCGCCGACCCGCCGTAAAGTACTTGCTCGACATCATTTTCGGTTGCCAAATAATCCAAGGCAATTTGTTGACGTGGGAAAAAATTTGGTTCAATCATTCTTGTTCAATTTCCAAACGTGTTCTTTTTTGCCATACAAACCAACTCGTTTTTCTTCTGTCTTAATCAAATGGCCAGAACTAGTAAGGTCGGTTAATGTGCGACGAATTGAGGTTATCGGATATTTACCTAGTAATTGAAAGATGTGCGAAGGTTGCCACTCCGCAACTCGTTTAAATAGGGATAAGACAATAGTTTCTTGCTTATCATTTGTTTGAATAGACGCGGACAATTCCGCGCCTATCTCATTGGTAGTATTGTAGTAACTCATTTGTCACCTCCTTTATATTCGGAAAAACATTTATTGCACTGAATTAAACCTGCCTCCGTAAAATGCTCAGTAATAAATACATCTCTTTTGGTGAATCCGCAAGTATCACAATAGTTGTGCGTGAACATTTTGATTATCAATTTTAACAGTTTCATTTGTCACCTCCGTATGTTTGGTTAAAGTAATATTGGCATCGTTGCTCTGTTGTTGGTACATCTTGACCACCTTCCCAATAAGCATCAATAATCTGCTCCTTCTCCATTGCTTTGGCTTGGTCAAAAATCTCAGTTAAACCATTCCGGTCAATGTTGCTCGGAGAAAATATTATAAATCCATTCTTAACACTTATTTGCTCTAGTAACCATTCAACCGCAGTTTGTTTGCTCATTGTGTTACTTGATTTGTGATTTAATAAACCATATATAAGCCAGGCGTTTTTGCTCGGCAACGATATAGCTTTGGTATTTTTCAAAGTTTGTTGGTTGTTGCTTAATCAACTCCCATTTCGTTTTTGTCAATCGGTGTTCGTCAAAAACCTTTGCCCTAGCCTTGCGCCGCCATTCGGCGACTAGTGTATCGGGCAACTCTTCATCCTTAACGATGCCCTCTTTTACTATCCAATTCCACATCCTGGGTGCAAACAATTCCGCACTCAAATAGATTCCTTTTTTCACTTGCTCCAAATGGTCATTATAAATCCCGCGTGTAATGCTATCGTTTTCGGGGGTGTCCAATAGTGCAACTGCGTGATCGTCATGAACTGTTTTTAAAGCCTGTTGGTTTGCCTTGCGTTGCATCTCCAAATACTGCGACAATACATCCCCAATAAATGAGGCATCAAAACTTCCATAGTGATTGGTTTTGGAAGGCATCGAACCCGCCGCGTTCAATCCAAAAGCTAACTCAAATGCTTTCGCCGTGATGCTCATATAATTATCGCAACACCAGGCGAATAATTGCGCCGCGCTTTCGGGACTAGGCAATGCACATCCTATTAACGCGCACACACGTAGTACTATTTGGTTGAACTCGTATTGGTCGCATTCCAATAAAAGCTTGTTATTTTTCGCCTCAAGGATTTTGCGTTCAATTCCTTTTACCGACGGCGGAATTGAGCAAGGCAGCTGCGTCTTGTCTTGAGATTTTTGAGGTAAGTTTTCCATTGGTGTCATTTGAAGTTAATTTGTCTTGACTTGAGGTTATCCAGTTACGAGCGGCGGCTTTCCAATCCTTCATCTTATTTTTTCCAACCATCCATCCTTTCGATTCGTAAAAGTTAAAAAACTTTTGCCCCTCGGCGGGTAAAATGGTTGCGCTAAAATACTCATTTACTTCCTTTAGCGTTGGATTTTTGAATTGTTTGGAACCGTTCTTAATATACCAATCCATTGTCCATTTACCATCTTTCACGTTAAAGATTGCCTTCATCTGTCCCGACATTGGATCAGTCATTACATCTTCGTCATCCGCCTGGCCACCGCCGTCAATTATCAATTGTGCGATGAATAAGTATGTCAGTCGGAATTGCGCGGGTATCACTTGCGCG